GCGTAGTACCACTTCGCCCGATCCGTCCCGGTCAGCCCCAGGTCGATCGCGAGCCCGAGGGCGATGCGATCGCCGTCTGCGAGAACGAGAGGCGTCGTGATGACGTTTCCTGAGCCGTCGAAGTAGGCGTTCAGGGCGCTCGCGGTGAGGGTGGCGGCGAAAGACGAAGCGGCGACAGAGGTCGAGTCCGACATGAAGAGCCGCTTATCGGCCCCGACCGCGTTATCGACCTCGAACTCCCAGAGGAACGAGACCTTCGTCGCCCCGTCGAACTCGGCCGTATTCCCGAACTGCACGTAGCCGGTCGTCGGAGGAAGGTCCACCCGCCCCGTCGCCGTCCCCGCGAGCAGATCCGTCGCGTTGTGCGCCGTGTCGATCTGGTACGCGGAGCCCGCCGAGTTTCCGCCGACGTGGAGGACGAGCGATTCACCGTGGCGGGCGAGCCAGCCGAGGTCGCCGCCGAGTGCCATTCCGTTCCCGCCGTTGTAGCGGTCGGTGATCGGGTCGGCTGATCCCTTGTTGGTGATGAGGACGTTGAGAGCCCCCTCGAGGTGGTTCGACGTGCCGCCCGTCGTCGCTCCGAGCTGGAGCGTCGTCCCGACAGAGACGGCACCGACGGACGGGTCGCTGTGGGTCTCGAGGGCGCCGTCCCCGTTCGTGTCCGCGTAGATGGTCAGTGATCCGCCGGCGAGCCGCGCCCCGACGAAGATTACGGTCCCAGCAGAGAAGGCGAGCGTCAGGGTCGCCTCGTTGTCCACTCCGGCAACCTTCACGCGCACCACGAGTGCGTTGGTGCTCCGCTTCTCGATGAACAGCTCGTTGCTGCTGTCCCCGAACAGGTGGAGCAGCCGGTGCGTCTTGCCGTCATCGTATGCGAAATGCACCGGCACGAACGCGGCCATCTCGAACTGATCCGGGTTCCAGTTCCCCGGCACCGTGACCTGCCGGTTGTCGCCCGCGTTGATCCGCATCGCGAACTCGCCGGCGAGATTCGTGACGCCGTCGAGCTCCTCGAGGACGATCTTGTCCGAGTCGTCCCGGCTCCACAGCGCGAGGGCGATCGCCCACTTGTACGACGGGTTGAGCGAGTACGTCGCCTGGAGCAGGTCGTCGATCATGTCGTAGCTGATCGCCGGGCCCGTGGCCGACAGCGTCGGCTTCTTCGCGGTCGTGGCCTGCACGAAGTCGAACGCGCCCTTGCTGCCGTCCAGGTTACCGACCGGGTCGGTCGCTCCGGCCGGCGTGGCCGCCGCGGAGTCCTGGTACTGCTTCCCCCCGGAGATCGGCCAGTGCTCGATCAGCCCCGCGATGCTCTGCGGGCCATACTCGCGCCGGGCCCGGGAGTAGCTCCGGTGCAGCGCGGTGGGGATCCTGGTCATGGCCCCGGCCCCTACGGCAGGAAGGCGACGCGGACCGTGCCGCCCGCCGCCGAGATCCGGTGGTACGGCCAGGCGACCTCGGTGGCCACGGTCGGCTGGACCGAGACCGCGGTGTCGTGGTCGGTGTCGTGCGCCGCGGCGTCCTGCGTGTCGACCGGCGACCAGGTGAGTGTGGCGCCCGCGCCGAGCTTGATGGCCATGCGGGTAGCGCCTGCGGTGGGCACGGTCACGGCGTCGCCGTCGGCGAGCTGGTAGACCACGCCGTTGTAGAGGCGCTCGAGCACGTCGCTCTCGATGATCGGGCCGGAGCTCTTGCGTTCGACGGCCATGCCTACCTCCTCACCAGCGGTAGTCGTGGGTGCTCAGGGTCGACTGCTTCGGCGGCGCCAGCAGGCTCGCGACGATCGACTGGGCGAGGGAGTCGACCGCCACGCGCACCCCGTTCACCGTCGCGTAGGTGATGCTCTGCCGGCCCTTCGATTCGGACTTCACGTCCGCGGCCTCCCCCGACGCCAGGCGCACCTGGAGGTTCACCTGGCGGGCCACCGCGAGCTTCGCCTTCGAAGCGTCGTCGCCGGTCAGCGAGCTGCCCCGCAGCCCGAGCACCTCCTCGGCGGCCAGCACCTCGTTCGCGAGCCGGGTGGAGTCGAGCGCCTGCGCGGCAGCCGAGAGGCCGTGGGCCGTGGCGTCGGGGGTGTAGGTCGCGGCCATCGAAGGCTCAGGCCTCCGGCGACTTCGGCTTCAGCTCGAGGATCGCCTTCGCGGTCTTCGGGCCGATCCCCTTCACGTCCTCGATGTTCGGATGCGCGAACACGTCGGCCGTGGTCTTCAGCCCGGCGGCGACGAGCTGCTCACGACCGGGGAAGTCCTCGGGGAGCTCGGTGGGCGGAGGAGGCGGGGGCGCGTTCGTGGTCCCCGCCTGCGTCTCGTCCGAGCTCGTGTTCGGGGTGATCGTGCCGGCGACCTTGGGCTCGGGCTCCGTCGTCGCCTTGGCGGCCGCCTTCGGCCCGGGCCTCGGGGTCGGCTTGGGGTCCGGCTTCGCGAGCAGGTCGACGGCACCGAGCTCCTTCAGCTCCTCGTCCGTGAGCAGCTCGGGCGGAACGTCGGCGAGCGCGACGGGGTCGCCTTCGCTGTCGTGGAAGCCGGAGCCGCCCGCGTTGCGGTAGAGCCCGCCGCGTCTGGGTGCCTTCGCCATGGTCGATCTCCTGAGTGGTCGGTGCCCTCGGGGCGGGGCGGCCACCTAGACCGCCCCGCCTACGGGAGCGTGGAAGGTCAGATCGTCGGGTCGACGTAGGAGCCGCCGCCGACGTAGAGCACGGCGCCGTTCGTCCGGGTGTAGACGCCGACCCCGAACTCCGCCTCCATGAACTCGACGAGCAGCGGATGGACCTCGGACTCCGAGACCATCTGCAGCCCCTGCAGCGCCTCCTGCTGGCGCTGACGGAAGGCCAGCGGCTTGGGGCCGCTCACCGAGTGGGCGAAGTAGTAGCCCGCGATCGCCCACGGCTTCACCCAGACCTCGGCCGCGCCGAAGATCCCGATCGGCCGGTTGTCGAGGCGGTTGAGGATCGCCCGCGTCCGCGGCTCGTTCGCGTTGGCGTTGAGCGTGAGACGCGGGTCGACGTAGGCCTCGAATCCGGACAGGGCCCGGAAGGCCGTCTCGTTCGTGCGGCTGATGTTGAGCCGCACCTGGTCGCCGTGGCCGTGCTCCACGACGTCGTCGATGATCGCCGTCACCGCCGAAGCGGTCAGCGACGCGCTCGCGTCGTAGTGCGTGTGCGTGGCGCCGTCGAACGTCTCGCCGTTCGGCCCGTCGGGGATGGGCTTGGAGTCGGCGTTCACGAACCGCTTCACCTCGAGGTCGACGTTGTCGATCAGGTGGTCCCGATGCGTGTAGTTCGACGAGAGGTAGAGCGCGGACTTGATGTCCGTCTGGATCCGGCGCAGATGCGCCTTCTTCGCCGCCTGGGTGCGGATCGCGAGGTCCGCGGGGGTGGCGCTCTGCAGCCACTTCCGCGTCCAGCCGACGTTGAACTGGTAGAGCTTCAGCGGGAAGCCGACGGTCGACCCGGGCTGGTCGCGCTGCGTGGGCGCGCGGCCGTGCTCGTCGACCTCGATCATCTCGCCGCTCAGGCTGGAGCCCGAGAGGCGCTGCCGATCGGTCGTGACCTCGCAGAGCTCGGAGACCATCTGCGTGACGATCGTGTTGTGGGCCGCGATGTCCGCGGCCAGGACCTCCTGCACCGTGTCCTCGCCGAACTCGGCCACGCTCTGGAAGCGCGCCGCCAGGAGGTCCGCGATGGTGAGGGAGCCGGTCTTCTTGGCCATTGTCGTGTCCTCGTGAGTAGGGGTGTCGGTTCAGCCTCGGTTCTGCTGGAGCCCCTGGCTCACGCCCAGGCGAAGACCTTGAACTTCACGTTCGCGGTGACCGTCACGACGACGTTCGTGGCGTCGTGCGAGCCCTCCGCGATGTCGAACGCGCCGGTGCCCGGATATTCCGTGGGCACCACCAGCACGAGCGTGGGCGCGACGCCCAGCCCGTGGGCGACGTTCTGCGACGAGCCCGTCCCGGTCTGCTCGGCCGAGACGAACACCTTCGCGCCCGCCGCGGTCAGCTTCGCGATGATGCTGTCGCGGGTGATGCGGATGTCGGTCGAGTCGACGACCTCCGCGACGCCCTCCCAGTCGCCAGTCGTGGGCGCGTCGTCCAGCCGGCCGGCCGTGGCGCCGACGTACAGCTTCGCGCCGGCGGTCAGGCTGGATCCGTACCGGAAACGGGCGCCCTTGCCGAACAGGGTGACGGGCTGCCCGGACTTCACGGCGCGGGCCGTGAAGCCGATCACCTCCGCTGCCTCGTTGGCCGCGGTGGCGTTGCTCATGTAGACCTTCCCGTCGCTCGACTTGATGTAGCAGGGCGCGACGACGTCGAGGTCCTCACCGGCCACGAGCCCCGAGACCTGAGGGGCGATCTGGCCGGTGGCCAGGTCCATGCTGGCGGCGGAGTCTCTGGTGACGAGGCTCATGGTTGTGTCCTCTCCTGGTGGTCAGGCGCGCCGGGCCCCACGGGCCCCGGGTTAGAACCCGCCGTACTCCCCGGACGCGATCTTCTCTTCGACGAGCTGCTCGGGGGGCTTCGCGCCCTTCACCGCGGCCCGTCCCCTCGGCACCTGGCGAACCATCCGGCGGACCGGCTCCTGCCGGCCCTCCCGGTCGTCGTCGTCCCCGCCGTCCCCGGCCTCCAGGGCGGGCAGGAAGTCTTTCCAGTTCGCCTCGGCGTACTCGTCCAGCTTCTGCGGCGTCTGGCCCTGGCCGGCGGTGACGTAGGCGACCTGCACCTTCTCGCCGTCGACCGTCTCCTCACGGACCTCGAAGCGGAGCTTGTCCGCGCCCGGCATCTTGGCCAGGACGTCGGGCTTGAAGCCGCAGGACTCCGCGGCCGCTCTCGCAGCCTCGAGGTGCGCGGCCGTGGTCAGCTTCGTCTTCAAGTCGTCCCGCTCCGTCACCGCAGTCTGCAGGTCCTCGGGCTTCCCGAGTGCCTCGTACTTCTTCCAGGCGGCCGCCTGGGTGGCGTCGAGGACCATCCCGCCCTCGGGGACCTTCTGCATCCCCTGCTGCTGCTCCCGGAGCTGCCTCCGCTCCTGGCGGAGGTCGTAGTTCTCCGAGTACAGCGTCCGCAGCGCCGCCTTCGCGTCGCCGTGGCTGGCGATCAGCCCCTCGATCTGCGCGGTGATGTCCGGCTTCCGGTCACCGCCTCCGCCTCCGCCTGGCTCTTCCTTGTCGCGGAGGACGTGCTTCAGGCCCCACCTGTTCATCGCTCACCACCTTGGTCGAGCGTTCTTCCCGTCCCCGGGACTTTCCCGGTAGAACGCGAAACGGCCCCCGCCCCGGAATGATCCGAGGTGGGGGCCGCTTCGGGCCCATCTAGGCCGGTTCGGCTCGCCGGGCTTCCCGGGCGCGCCTATGTCAGACGAATGCTATACGCAATCCGCGGCCGGGGTCAAGGCTCGTCCTCGACGAGCCGGATCGCAGGGAACGGCGCCGGCTGCTCGCGGAAGTCTGGGCGCCCATCGTCGATCGCGCGCTGCACCAGGTCGCGGATCGGCGGCCGGATGTCCGGCGGCGCCCCGTCGGGCCCGGTCCAGGGCGGCGGCACGTAACCGCGATCGGTGACCGTGCGGTACGCGCTCATGATGCGCTCGAGTGCCGCGGGGTCAGCCGTCCAGTTCCAGTTGCCGACGCGGCCACGCTTCCCGAGCCAGACGTACACGATGAATCCGTCCGGCGCATGCGGCAGCGCGGCTTCCACGTGGAACGCGGCGAGCTCCGTGTCCGCGGTGACGCGGTAGGCGCGGCCGGCCGCCGCGAGCACGCGGGAAGGGAAGTCGGGGAGGTCAGGGAGCATCGCGCACAGGATGCGTGCCGGAGCCGGGGAAGTCCAGCAGCGCCTACGCCGCCCGCTGCTGCCTGAGCCGCGCCTCGCCGACCTGCAGCGCCCCGGTGATCATGTCGCCCTGCGAGGGCGGCAGCTCGTAGACCGCGACCAGGTCGGCCACCTCGAGGCGGCGCGTCGGCAGCTCGCCACGCGCGCGGCCCCACTCGGAGACCGGGGCGATGATGTCACGGTGCCGGCAGAGGCACCGCGGGTGAGGCCGCGGCGGGACCATGCGCGGGTCGTAGCGCCCAGCGCCCAGCCCGTAGAAGTCGGCCTCGGCGAAGACGTCGCAGGCGTCGGTGTGCGGATGGCGGCTCGAAAGCTCCCACTGGATCGCCTGCACGACGGGTGAGTCGGCAGCCGCCTGCATGTGGGCTTCCCACTCGGCGTTCATCGGTTCGGTGCGCGCGATCAGCTGTGCGCGATCGGCGATGCTCCGGGCGATGCCCCGCACGTACCGGAGGTTCTCGCGGTTGGCCTCGTAGCCGAACTCGCGGAGCGCGTCGTAGCCGATGCGCCGCCGATCGAGCAGCAGGTCCGCGGGGAACGCGTCCGCGCCGAGCACGTGGAGGCGGAGCTCCATGGCGACCTGCGTCGTCTTCGCACCGCGCAGCAGAGCCCGGGCGAGAATCTCGTCGACGGCCGCGATCGAGCCGCGGCGGATGCTGACGAAGGACGCGGAGAGGGCAGGGCGGGCGAGCACCGCGGCGGCGGCGTTCGTGCCGAGCGCAGGGAAGAGAGCGGGGACGGACAGCCCCTCGGACCGGAGCAGCTGGCTCGTGGCCTGGGCGTAGATCTCGGCTACCCGGTTCGAGGTGATCGTCACGCCGTTGCGGGTCGCAAGCGCCAGATCGCGCACCATCTGGCGGATCATCTCCCGGGCGAGCTCGAGGCGGGCGCGGGCGTTCCCGGCGTTGAGCCCTGCTGCGACCCGGGCGGCGAGCTCGTCGGCGTAGGCCTCGAGGATGCGGAGCAGCGCCTCGGCCTGAGTGCGCGTCATGGTCAGGCCGACATTGCGTGCCGCCTCGATCTGGCGGGCGTAGGCGCCGGGGTCAGGCATCAGTCCGGTACCTCCTCGTGCCCGATCCCCGCGGCATTGATGATCTCCTCGATCGTCCAGTGCACGATGACGCAGTCTGCGTCGGGGTCGTACATCGGTACGAGGCCGCGGCCGCCGCACTGCCAGCAGCCCGGATCCGGCTCGGTCTCGGGCTCCTCATCGAGCTGGCACGCCGGACAGAGCTGGAGCAGCTCGGGCGCACACCAGCACTCGCGGCCGTCGGTCACGTGGACCTCGTCCATCACGAACTCCATGCGGGGCCATGGCCCGCAGAAGAACAAGCGGAGATCCCCTATCCTCACTCTCCCGTCCCGTTCCCGCCGACGCCCGTCCCCGCGAGGATCGCGTCGATCTCTTCGTCTTCCGCGTCACCCTGGGCCTGCTGGCGCTTCCGGTCGGTCTCGACCGCCTTGAACTTCGCGAGCAGGTCCGGGTCGTCGATCCCCATGATCTCGGCCGCGACGTCGAGGGGTACGCCCTCCGAAGCGAGCTCGACGATCGAGGTGATCTGCTTCGCCCGCAGGGACACCACGGCCTCGGGGGAGTTCTGCAGCCGCTCGAGCTCAGCCTCGACGTCCTCGATGCCGTTGCGCGCGATCGCGGTCTCCGTCGACATCGTGCCGGCCTTCACGTTCTCGTTGTTCTGCTTCTGCTCCTCGGTCGTGACCGGCCCAGACTTCACCTTCAGGTTCACCGAGACGCGGAACCGCTCGAGGTAGCGGACCGGCGTCGTCATCATCGCGTCGGCCCAGGCCAGTGCGACCTCGATCGTGTCGCGCAGCAGCGCCTCGATCTCGCCGCGCACGGCGTTCAGGTCGTCCTCGTAGTCGGCGCGCGCCTGCTCGTAGGCGACGCCCGAGGCGCTCTGGGTGCCGTCCTGCAGCATGTGCCCCTGCTTGCACTCCTCGAGGATTGTGCGGTAGGCGTGGCGCGCGCCCTTGATCGCGTACTCCGGATCGGTCGGATCCTTGAAGACGACGCCCGGCATGGCGCGCGTCTCGTTGTCGCCGGAGCGCATCGTCACGCCGATCAGGTCGGTCGTGATCGCGGCTCCGAGCGTCCGCGGCGCGGGATGCAGGTACCAGGTCTTCCCGCGATCGGTGACGGTCTTCGTGGGCCCGCTCGCCGGGGCCGTCTCGAGCCAGATACCGCCGGGCTCGGCGTTGAGCGTGTAGCGCTCGGGGAAGCCGGCGGTCTCGGAGACACGGACCAGGAGCGACTCTGCAAAGTTCAGCCGCTTCTGTTGGCGGCGGATCGGCTCGGTGATCAGCAGCTCGGCCTCCATCTCGACGATGGGCAGCCGCCCGCCGAGGTCGACGTCGGCCCCGTCCTCGCCGTCGGCATCACCGCCGTCCTGGACGATCTTCACGTGCGTCTTGCCCTCGTCGTCCACCCACCAGAGCTCGGCGGCCTGCTTCTCCGTCTCAGGGTCCTCGAACAGGAAGATCGCGACGCGTTCCTGCGTCTCCTCGTCGGTGTACACGTAGCAGCTGTCGGGCTCGGGCGCGAAGAGCTGCACTATGTCGAGCGCGTCGCCGAAGTCATCGACCTGCGGCAGCGTGGGCGCCGACGGGCCAGTCTCCTCCTGCTCGTCGTCGTCCGGGGCGCCGGGCTCGAGCAGGTGCCCGGGCGCGATCCACGTCCGGAGCGCCGCGCGGCCGGCCCACCTGGAGCGCTTCGCTACGAGACGGGCCTTGCTCCAGAGCTTCTTTCGGTCCCACCAGGTCGAAACGAGCGAGCGCAGCTCCGCGACCTCGTTCTCCTGCTCGGCGCGCGCCTCGTCGCTCGCGTCTTCCGGAAGCGGCTTGAGCGGGACGAAGTCGACGTCCGGCTCCTGGCGCAGCAGGGCGTTCGCCATGCGATCGAGCACCTCGCTGATCGCGTCGCGCGGCGTGAACTGCCGCTCCACCGCGGTGAGCACCTCGGTCTGGACGGCTTCGACCGAGCCGCCGTTCGGGCCGACCCAGGCATCGCCGTCCTGCCAATGGTCGTGCTCCTCGATGAACGCGTAGTTCTCGTCGTAGGCGTCCTGCGAGCCCAGCGTGACCGCGATCGCATCTGTGATCGCCGTCTGCGCGTCGTCGAAGGTCCAGGTGTCGAAGTCGGCCATGGCGCGCCCCTGGGCTCAGCCCGTGTAGTGGCTCGTGGAGGTGAAGGGCTCGAGGGACCGGCCCTCGAGGATGAAGTCCGGCGCGACGGCCAGCACGAAGCCGTCCCCGTCGTCCGGCGAGCGGTTGTTGTTGTCGTCCCGGAAGCGGTCCTTCGACGTGATCTTCTTCACGTCCCGGCCTTTCCGGTTCACCCAGCCGTAGGTGCGCTCGGTGAGGTCGGCCTCGAGCGTCTCGGGCGGGTCGAGCAGGGCGATCCCCTTCAGCGTCTCTGCCGCCTCGCCGTACATCTCCGTCGCCAGGTCGGCGTAGGCGTCCTGGTCATGCGGCGTGCCGTTGAAATGCACCTCGAGGACCTGGAAGTCCTCGAACATCTGCTGCAGCTCGAGGTCGGGGCGGATCCGGTCAACGAGGCCCCCGCCGAAGCCGCCGCCGCCATCGACGCGGACGTGCAGGCTCGTCACCCCCTGGCCGGCGAGCCACCGGGCGGTATCCCTCACGCTGCGTGCGTAGGCATTCGAGTCCTTCCGGGCGAACCGGCCGGCGCGCCAGACGCGCCCGTTCCATCGCACGTACAACGTTCCCACGTCCGCGCCGTAGCGGGCGACGTCGACGCCCATGCGCGCCTTCCACGGGTCCGACGGCTCGGGCGTGCGGTCTTTCGCGCGCTCGTACCGGCCGACCGGGACGAACGTGTTGTCGGCGAGGTTCGCCGGCGCGCGGCCGAGCACGCGCCACATGAACTCGGGCTCCGGTCTGAAGATCGTGCCCGGGGCGTGCACCCGGTTCTTGGCTCGCACGGGGAAGGGGAGCTCGAACGTCATCTCGTCCGGATCGTGCTGCGGGACGACCTCGCAGTTCTTCTCGATCTGGCGCTCGACCCAGTCGCGGCGGACGGCGCCGGGGACGAGCTCGCGGCCGTGCACGACGTTCGGATGGTGCAGGCAGGAGATGCGAAAGCTCTGGACGTTCGCCTGCGTCCGGACCTTGTGGAACCTCGACGTGCGACTCTTCGGGTTGGCGAGCAGGAGCACGATCACGATGCCGCCGGACGTCATCGAGTCCATCGCGTCCCAGACGAAGTCCGCGATGCCCTCGGCCTCGTCCAAGACGAAGATCAGGTACTGGTTGTGCTGGCCCTGGATACGCTCGGTGCCCGTGCCCTTCGCGTTGTTCGTCGCGCGGCCCTTCACGAAGTGCCCCGAGCTGCGCCGCATCTCGGGCGAGCCCTCGTAGACGCGCCCGGGGAGGCCCTTCCCGTCGCGATCGGAGCGGATCTCCTTCCAGAGCAGGTCGTTGATCTGCTCCCACCCGGGCGCGAAGGTGTAGCCGATAGATGGCACGAAGCAGTCGAAGAAGTGGCTCGTGATCCCCGAGGCGAGCTTCGTCTTCCCGACCGTGTGGCCGGCCTCGATGCGGATCCAGTTCTCGATCACCTCACCCGGCTTCCAGTACTCGAGCTCGTGCTCCTGGAGCTCGCCCTTCTCCCAGGCCAGGCGCTCGACCTGCTGCCGCAGCGCGAGGGTGTAGGCGCGGAGGACCTCGACCTGGCCGGGCTTGTCGGGCGTGCCCTCCCACGGCTCCCAATTGAGGCGGTCGCGGATGTAGCCGCTCGGATCGAACGCGTAGAGCTCGGGCAGTGACTTCGTGGGGTTCGCCTGCTGTCGGCGGCGCAGCTCGAGCACACAGCGGGCCCTGAGGTCCCACGGCGCGCTCCGGGCCAGGCTACTCGACATCGTCCCCCTCCGCCCGGGCCGATCGGGTCTGCGAAAGGACCCTCACCAGGCTCTCTCCGGACGCGATGCGGCGGAGCTCCTCGTCGGTCAGGTCCTCTGGATCGACGTCGAAGTTCGTGTTCTCGCTGCGGACCTTCGGCGGAGCGAGCCGCGGCTCGAGCCGCTCGAGGATCTGCAGGGCCGTCCGGGGATCCTTGTCGACGTCGCGGAAGACCGTCCGCTTCGCCCTCGAGAGCAGGTGCTGCAGCCACCGATCCTGCGTCGCTTCGTGGCAGGCGTCGGCCCACCAGGAGCAGCTCTCCCAGCGCTTCAGCGTCCGCTCGCCGATACCGGCTTCCGAGGCACTTTCAGCGATGGTTGCACCAGTGAGGCGCACGTATGCGGCGTGCACGGCCTTGTCCCACCAGGCCCCGGTCGGCCTCTTGACCTCGTCCTGGGGCCCGTCCTCTGCGGGCTCGGGGTCCGGTCCAGCCCACCGCGGGTCGTGCTTCGAGCAGCGAGCCCCGGCCTCCTTCACGCGGAAGCGGCACGGCTTCCCCTGGGTGGTCCGGCCGCCAGAGTCACCGCACCGGTGGAGCTTCTTCACGCTCACGCGCCGCGCTCCAAATCCTCGGGCTCGACGCGCATCAGCTCGTGCAGCGTGCCGCAGCTCGAGCAGGGCACGACCAGGTGGTCGGCGTTGGCGCGATCGGAGTGCTTCGGCAACCCACAGACCCTCACGCTGTACGGGACCTTGGCGACGAACCCGTTGCAGAGCTCGCCGTCGTACCGTGGTCGACGTGCGGGTGCCCTGCAGCGGATGACCATCGAGGCCTCGCTCCCCTGGGAAACAGAAACGCGGCCGACACCTCGGGCTTCGAGGATGCCGGCCGCGCGGGCCATCTGATCCGGATTGTGTACCGACCGAACGTTGCGAGCGGGCTGCGCTGGGGTCAAGGACTCAGCCCTCCACGACGACCGCAGGCTTCGCGCCGTCCGCGGCCATCGCACGCACGGCGGCTCCGCCCAGGACCTCGGGCCACACGCCCTCGAGGATCGGTCGCTCCGTGAACTCCCTCGCGATCTTCTTCGCCTCCGCGGTGGCCAGCTTCTTCGCCTCGGCGGGCTTGTCCGCGTCGACCTTGCCACGCAGGACGATCACGGCCGGGATGCGTACTTCGACGTCGCGCTGCTTCATGCGGTCCTCGCTTTCTCCTGGGGGATGGTCTTCACGGTCACGCCGAGCTCGGCCGCGGAGGGACCGGGCGGGCTCTCGTCGAGCGCCGCGGCCGCGAGTGCTCGCGTCATGACCTCGGGATGCGCCTCCACCAGGCGCAGGCTGATCGGCTCGTCGTCCGGGATCTCCTCGACGGCTCGGATCCGCGGGAGGGCAGCGTGTACTCCTCTCGCGCCCCACTGCCGAACCAGGGCGTCGTGGATGTGCATCTCGAGCTCCATCGAGACCGGCTTGCCGTTCACGATCACGACGGGCTTGCCGAGGTGCAGGTCGTCGAGGATCACGTCGCGGTCCGCGTCCCGCAGGCGCTTCGCCTCCTGGGCCGAGATCTTCTCCTCACGCTCATGCCCCTCATGCCGAGCCGGCAGTGCGTCGGGGTGTGTCGCTTCGTCACCCTTCCCGGAAGCCTGAGGAGTGGCAGGAGGTTGATAGCCTTCTTCTCTTAACTTCACTTGGCTTGACTTAACTTCACTTGGGCGGAGTAGGTCCGGAGTACTCCCGACTTGCTCCGGAGTTGGTCCGGAGTCGCGCCGGAGTACCGTCGTAATCCGTTGCGCCGCGTGGACTTTCGGGCTGGGTATCCTAGACTCTGCCTCCCGGTCCTTCCGCATTCCCTTCTGATGAGGGGTGAATCCCGGGAATTCGAGGTACGGGCGCCCTTCGACCTCGTACCAGACCACCAAACCGGCTCGCGCGAGCTCCTCGAGAGCCTGGTCGATGACCATCTCGGAGAGCTCGGCCCGCATCGGGCAGGTGATGCCCTTCACCTGCGACGGGTGCCCCGGCATGCGACCCTCGCGGTCGAGGTGGGGGATGCACCGGGTGAAGAGGTAGTCGGCCTCGATCGAGACCGTGTTGAGCTCGAAGTCGTGCGCGATCGTCTTCGACAGGAAGCGGCCGTCAGGCATACGTCGGACCGGTGCGGGCTGGGGGGAGAACGGGCATGGTTGTGCAGGCGACGTGGTGCGTCTTCAGGTAGAGGACCACCCACATCTGTTCGGACATTACCTGGCGGAGCTCCAGGTGGTCGGTCCAGTCGGGCCAGCGATCTCCGGAGGGCTGCATCACGAAGGCCCATCGAACCACGGAGAAGTGGAATCCACAGCGGCCGTAGTACTCGACCCAAAACCGGGCGCTATCGAGCCTGGACGCCGTTTCGACGTCCTGGCCCACGGCACTGGCAAATTGCTCGGCCTCGATCCAGGAGAACGGACCAATGGGCACGCGCTTCAGCTTTCGAAGCGGTCGGCCGTCCTCCGCGTAGACGTAGGCAACCTCGTCGAGCGCGTTGACCATCAGGGCCGCATGTCGCTCGATCCCTGCTCCTGCCACGATCCCCTCGATCCGGGCAGGATGAGACCAGCGCCACTCGTCGAGTTCGCGGAAGGCGCCCATGTAGCGGAGGAGCTGCACGACGGCGTCTGTCTTGATTTCGTGCCGCTTCACCTCGATGACCGTGAAGGTCACCGACCGAGCGTGGTACGGGAGGCGGTCGTGCCTCTTCCATTCACGCTGAACTGCGAGGACGTCGAGGACTCCCCCTCCAGGAACAGACGGCTCCACCTTCCCGTCCGCCCGCTTCCAGGAGCGCACGGAGTAGGTCCGCTGCCCCTGTAGCCGGGTCTCCGGCTTCAGCTGGTGGTCGCGGGTGATATGGATGACCTTGAGTGCCTCCTCCTCGGCTCCGCCCAGCGCTACGTGGGTGTCGGGGAAGAGGTTCGGTAGGTCGACCGCTGCGGGGTCGAACCGGATGTGGTCGTCGATGTAGGTCTGGAGTTCCCGGAGGCTCACCGCCTTCCGGTTACGCTGGCCCTCGATTCCGAGACGCGTCTGGAGGTGCCCACCGACGCTGCGGAAGAGTCCCGAGTGCGCCGTGTCGGGGGTGAGCTCGCCGCGGTGATTCGTGCCCAGGACTCGGGCCTGCTCCTCCGGCTTCAGGACGGACAGGAGCTCCGCGTGCCCGACGCCGAGCTCCCCGTCGGTGAAGATCCTCTTCAGCGCTGGGATGAGGTTGACCAGCTGGACCCGGCGGTAGACGTAGGCGCGGGTCTTCCCGATCCGCTCCGCGATCCGACCCTCGTCGTATTCTCCCGCCTTCATCAGGGCGACGTAGCCCTCCGCCTCTTCGAGGGGGTGAACGTCGTCGCGCTGGAGGTTCTCGATCGTCTGGACCTCGAGGACCTCCAGGTCCGTCAGGTCCTGGACGATGCAGGGGGCGGTCTCTCTCTCGGCCAGCCGGGCGCCGCGGAACCGGCGCTCGCCGGCGACCACCTCGTACTTCGTTCCGTCACCGTTGACGTGGGGCCTCACCAGGAGCGGCTCGAGGATGCCCTTCTCGCGGATGGAGGCGGCCAGCTCCTCGAGCTTCACCTGGTCGAACGTCTTCCGTGGGTTCGTGGGGCTCGGCGCGAGCTCCTCGAGGCGGATCTCTTTCAGCATGGGGTTCCCCCTTGTCGGTAGATCAGAACGGGAGCGCGGAGTCCAGACCTTCCGGATCCGCGGTCATCTGGTGGTGGAGCGTGGGGTCGTAGATCACGGGCTCGGGGACGCCCTTCGACCACGCGAAGCACTGGCTGCAGCGGCGCTCCTGGAGATCGCCGTCGCTCGCGCAGACCACGTGCTCGGTGTGGCGCTTGCAGCTCGTGCAGAAGAGGGCGACGACGGGGCCGAGCTCGAGGTCGTCCGGATCCGGCATCGGCGTCCAGTAGGCGCCGGCCGGCTCCTCCGGATCGTCCCACTCGTCGTCGCGGGGATCCCAGAAGTCGTCGTCGCGGGCGTCGCAGTCGCCGGTGCGCGGGTGCGTGCAGCGGGCCGCGGAGTACTTCTCGGTCTCGACCACACAGTCGTCGATGTCGCCGTGGCAGTAGCAGGCCTGACCGCACTCAGGGCAGTAGTGCATCAGGCGGCCTCCTCCGGCTTGAAGCGGAAGAACCCGAGGCGGCCGGGCCCAGGGACGAACGGCACCGGCGCCTGGTCGCGGAGCACGAGCCCGCACGGCCCGAAGAACCACGGCGAGTCGGAACTCCGGACGCAGTCGACCACCCGGACGCGCCCCACGATGCCGCCGAGCTCGAACGCGTTCCTCTCGGGCAGCGGGATCTCGGGGAAGACGTCGCGCACCCAGGCGTAGCCCTCGAGGTCGAAGCGCAGGCCCGCGTGGATCAGCAGGTCCCCGCGGAAGCCGGTCGACCAGCCCCTATTTTCGACGTCTTTGAAGCTGTGGCAGATCAGCCAGGACCAGGGCTGCCGGACGCTCAGGGCGGGGAGGGTGAGGTCAAGCATCGGCCACCTCCCGACCCTCGCACTCCGTGGGAGGCCCGGACCAGATCGTCTCTCTCCACCCTGTGCGCCGGCCGCCGCGAATCCCGTCGACCAACGCTACGGCGGGGCGGGGAAAAGCGATCTTCAGCCCGGGTCCACCATTGATCGTCAGCTTCGGATGCGTGCACCGGTAGCCGCTCCGGTGGGTGCAGTCTCTGCAGAGCTCCGTGACTCCGGGGAGGGGCACGTCGCGCTGCTGCCGGGCGTACAGTCGGGGGTGCGGCCCGATGATCGAGCAGCAGGGACCGCAGAGCACGACTCCACGAGGCTCAGGGCGGTCGTGGTCGTCGTGCTCCTGCCAGATGGTCCCGAAACCATCGGCCGTGCCGTAGACGTACTTCCGGCACCGCTGGCAGTGGCCCCACGGCGCGTCCTGGGGGAGCGTCTCCGTGAGACGCGGCCACCGCTCAGGCATCGGGCGCCTCCCGCAACGCGGCCTTCCCGACACGCCGGACGTATCGCTTCGCGGCGCCGCGCTTCTGGCGCGCGACCTTTCGCTCGGCGATCAGCTCGCAGAGTCGGGAGCAGGCGGGGCAGGCCTGCTGGTGGTCGGTGCTCGCGCGGAGCGAGACCACCGGAGTGTCCGTGGCGTGCGTGAACCGGTGCTCGGAGTTCGGGATGGTCGTGGAGACCGCGAGCCCGGCCGTGCCCTGCAGGCGGGTCACGTCCCCGTCCTGGCGGCGGACGTCGATGGTGATCCGGTGCTCAGCCATGGGCCACCTCCCCCGGCATTACCGGATGGCCGCAGGCCTGATCCGCGTACCAGTCATCGGGGTAGAGGAAGCGCCCGGCCGTCGGGGGCGGCTCGGTCGTGTCGACCATTCGGTCGCGGTCCCACTCCACGTGCTGGAGGATTCCGCCTCTCAGGCTCTTCCGGCCCTGGCCGGGCTGGCACTTCGGGCACGGCGCCGCGATGAACGGCACGGGCAGGACGTACCTTCCTCCGTCCGTCTGTGCGACGGTGCTCGGGAGGGTGTCCCGGATGAACTTCGGGGTGCGGGCCCGCAGCCGCTCCCACTCCCGGGGGATCGGGGCCTGTCGGTCCTTCGGTCCCTCGCAACCGTCCTCGAGGTAGAACTCGAGCTCGTGGCCGCATCGGTCGCACCCGTAGTGCATGACCATCCAGAAGTGGCGCTCAGACACGGTCCACCTCCGACGGCGTCAGCCGTCCCGGGATGTGGGGAGGGACGGGGAACGGCGGAAGCCCGCCACCAGACCGATGCGGACGAACGGGTCGGCCTGGGCCGAGCGGTTCGTTCTCGGCGGCGTCCTCGAGGAGGCGCTGCGCGAGCGACCACGGAAGCTCACGGGCAGGCCGTAGCATCCCGCGCTCGATCTGCCGGCGCCGACGTGCGCGGCTGAACTTGAGTCGCTGAGCGACCTCCAACACGGACAGGTAGGACTCCCGGCCGATGCGCTCCCTCAGCTCGTCGAGCGCCTTCTTTTCCAGGTGCAGCCTCCGGTGATCGTCGATGCTCACGCCACCGCCTCCTTCCGTCCCGTGAACGGCCCGACGAGGTCCGCGACGAGCAGGTGCACGACCTCGGCCGGCACGGCTCCGCGGAACTCGACCAGCCAGGTGTCGGCGCCCTCGTGGCGGGCGGTGAGCCGGCCGCCGGGGGTCTCCAGGGTGATCTGGTCGCGGTCGTCGTCCCGGGCTGCTTCCGTGGCGCTGGCGCGGGCCTCGGCCTCGGTCAGGGTTACGGCGGGACTCGTCAGAGATCCGCCCGCGGGCCCCGGGGTCCACGCCAGCGGGCCCGGCCCGTTCCCGTTGCTGATCGCGAACTCGTCGGTGGCCGGGTCCTGCTTGGCGCGGGTGGTTTCCTCGCGGCGCACCACCGGCTCCAGGCCCTCCGGCACACGCGCGCTGGCCTTCCCGACCGTGCCGCGCTGGCGCCGCCGCTTCCCGCCGCCCTTGGGCCCCTTGATCCCCAGCTCCTTGCGCACGTCCACGCATACGGTGCTCTGGAAGCTCGTGAACCGGATCGACGGCGTGCCGATGCTCTTCACGTACTCCCACGCCTCGGGGCTCGACGCCTTCGGGTCCTTCCGGAAGAAGTCCCGCGCGTGCATCCTGACCTCGGCCGTGGTCAGCGTGCCGTCGCTCGGGGCCTCGCCTCGCTTCTGTGCCACGTGCAGCTCCATCGCCTGGGTGATGATCTCTTCGCGCTCGATGTAGGGCGTGTCCTTCGCGAACTTCTCGCGGCAGATCCCCTGGAGCGCGTCGTGGGTCACGTCCTTCCCTGCGCCGATGCATTCGGACAGGATCGCCTGGGCCCGGATGCGCATGACCGCGGGTGGGTGCGTCACGAGGCCTTCCTCCCGAGCTGCTCGAACTCCGGCCAGTCGACTGACGCCTTCGCCAGCGGCTCGAGGTGCGCCTTCGGAAGCTCGACGGCGCCGGGCAGCCCGTAGTGGTGGAGCGCGAGCTGCAGGAGCCAGAGCGCGTCGGCCTCGTTGTTGTCATGCCCTTGGTAGCCCAGGCGCTGAATCGCCTCCGCGAGCACGTGCTCCTTCTTCGCCTGCCCCTTCCCGGTCGCGACCTTCATCCGCACCGGTGGCGGCACGTCCGCGTAGCGGATGTTCATGCACCAGATGGTGAGGCGGATCACTCCACCGAGCTCGCCGAGCGCATGGGTCTGGTACTTCGAGCCGTGCGAGTAGCCCTCGATCACGACCAGGTCCGCCCCCGCGCACGCCTGCCTCACCTGCTTCTGGATCCAGAAGAGGCGTGCGGGCCCGCGCAGGCCCTGGGGGGGCGCGATCGTGAAGGGACGATCGGGCGCTGCTGAATCGGCAACGCCGGTGGCGGACAGGGACGGATCGAGGGCTACGACGCGCACGGCCGGCTACTCCTTCTCCTCGATGGTCATCTCGTCGAGGAGCGAGAGCTGGTAGGGCAGGCCCGACGCGTCCTGCTGCCCCCGCTTGGCCGCCCCGAACATCGTGACCATCTCGCGGAAGACGTAGGGCCCGAACACCTCGAGCTCGTCGAAGTAGCCGACGAAATCCGGCGGCTGCCGGGAGCCGGCGGCGTCGAGCTCGCGAAGTGCGTGGTAGAGGCTGAACACCTTCTGCAGCGGGTTCAGCGTCCGGAAGTGGTGGAAATTCACCTCGATGGTGGCCAGCACACCCCCGGTATAGAACCGCGTCCGTGCGTCGTGGCTGACGGTCTGCGTCCGGACCGTCTTCCCGCCCTTCGTCCACTTCTCGTGGTTCTTCCAGAGGCAGGCGACCTTCCGGGGCGAGATGGCCAGCTTCGGCCCGCAGCCGCGGAGCAGGATGTTGACGATCTCGCGAACGACACCCGCCTCGAGGTAGAGCTCGTCCTCCTCGCCGGGCCAGCCCTCCGGGGTGATGAACTCGGGGTGCACGTCGACGACTTGGATCAGCCCCTCGATCGTCTTCTGCGGCCCCAGGTCCTGCGCGCGATCGCGGAGCTCCGTGAGCACCTCGCCGGCGAGGCGGATCTCGTTCTGCGTCGGCTGCGGAGGGGTGTAGGGCGCCGACACGGGCTCGGCGTCCTGCGTCGCGATGCCGTTCTCGCCCGGCTTGGAGAACGGGTCGATGCCCTCAGCCGGGGGCGCCGCTCCGTTGCCTGCGTGCCCGTTCGTAGTGGTCTCCGGCCCGGCCTGGCCGTTGGCCTTCTTCTTCTTGCCGCGTGGCTCGGCGGCGGTCTCGGTCTGCATGGTGCGGCTACCTCCTGGGGTGAAGCGGGACCACGCCCGCGGTGGATGCGTCGATGCGGGGATAGGCGCCGCCCCATGCTGCGAGCTCGTCGCCTTCGAAGAGGTCGGCGCCGGTGGCTTCCCGGAGAGATTCGGCGACTGCGTTGACCGTGCGGCGGCGTGCGGCGCCCAGCAGGATCGCGCCCGTGAGCGCGGCCCCGCCGATGGCGCCGTAGATCAGGCCCGTGAGCAGAGCGAGGTCGGTGGGCCTCATGGGGCGTCACCTCCCGGCTGCTTCACGACCTGGACCTCCACGCCCTTCGGCCGGAACAGGTCCTGGAGGTTCTTGTTGACGGTCTGCGTGAGGTTCGCCGCGTCCTGAATCCGCGCGTCGGCCGCGGCCGCCATGCCGTTGTCGCCGCCCGCGATCGTGGAGACGTCGCCCATGACGCGCGCGGCCAGCTCGACGAGCATGCCGTACTCCTCGAACCGGTGGCGGATGATGGTCTTCTGGATCTGGCCGATGCCGGCGCTGCCGCGGTCCTTCGCCTGCGAGGGACGCCATACGGTCGGAACCGTCTCGCGCGTGGCGAGGTCATCGTCCATGGCAGGAGCGGGGGACTCGCCCTCGAAGGGCTTCTCGGTCTCGCTCACCGTGGTCCTCCAGGTGAATCGAGCCGAAGCCCTGCCCTATACGCACGGCCTGTGCCGGGCGAAAAAGGGCGTGGCTCTACGGCTCTCGTGGTCATGGGTGTTGCGTCAGCTCTGCGGGTGGGGTGCGGGTGCTTCGTCCTGCAGCTCGGTCTGAAACATCCGGACGACCTCCTCGTCGGCGGCGTCCATGATCGAGCGAGCGGTGCGACCGATCCGGGCGCAGCGGCGGATGAGGAACCGGCCCGCCTCGCGCTTCTCTTCGGTGCTCACGGCCAGGTAGTAGCCGAACGGGTCCCGCATCGAGGAGCCGACGGCGACCCCGTGCGTGTTGATCAGCTCGTGGATCACGCGCTGCAGGCGACGGGTGGAGTCCATGCACACGGCCTCGGCCAGGTCCTCGGCCTTGATGGCGCTCGCCGCGCCCCGGTGGCGCTTCAGCTCCGTGTGGACGGCGATCTGCTCCGGTGTCCATGCGGGCGGCTTGGCCTCGCCGAAGCGGCGGGGCTGCGCCGGAGGCGGCGGGGCCGGATCCGCGAACAGCGGCAGGCCCGCGGCGGGCTCGGCGTACTGGCTCACAGGACCGGCTCCTCCATCCACTCGTGGAGATCCTCGGGCTCCATGTCCTCGCACAGCTCGACGACGCGGAGCGCGGTCTCGCGGTCCATCTCGCCCATGTGCGCCTCGAGCACGCCCAGCTCTTCAGACAGCCAGCGGTAGGCGGCCGAGCGGTACCGGCTCCGGTCGCGGCCCATCGGCTCCCATAGGGCGTCGAAGCGGTCGTGTGCCATGCGCCTGGCCTCGCGGGTGGCCTTGTCGGCGGGGACGCCCAGCGGGACCTCGGTGCCGGGGTGGCAGCCCACCAGGCCGTCGCACTCGGGCCAGCGGGTGCAGCCGTAGAACTTCCCGTGCACGGAGCTGCGCAGCTTCGTCGGGGCGCCGCAGTAGCAGGTCGGGGCTTTCATCCGAGCCCCCTTGCCGCGTCCTGCTCGGCCAGCGCCTGCCCGACGCCCCGACGCTCCCAGTCCTGCAGCTCCTCGCCCGTCCAGGCCGGATCACGCCGGGCTCTGTCGAAGCACCACCCGGTCGCAGCGACGTCCCGGGCCTGCCCGCGGTCGCACGTCGCGGCCGTCGTGTAGCCGCGCGCCGCGTAGGCCTCCCGCGCCCGGGCCGGGAATCGCTCGTCGACGGGCTCGCGGCATTTCTGGCCGCAGTGGGCGCAGTGGGCGCGCTCAGGCATGGGAGGGCTCCGGCTCGGGGAACGCCTCCATGAGCGCCCGGCGGATCGCGGCCCACTCGGCGTTGCGCCAGCCGCTGTAGGCGTAGATCCGGGGATCGGTCAGGTTGTGGCCGTTCACGCGGATGTAGGCCTGGGCGCCCTTCTCCGTGAGGAACGCGGACACGAACTCCCACCGGTCCCGGTAGCCCACGCGGCGCCATGGCCCCAGATCGTCGCCGCAGTCGTCCATGACCCGCAGGAGGCGCCCCTCGCTCTCGGTGGCTTCGCGGTACTCTTCGTCGCCGTTGATCCAGACGGCCCCGTTGCCCTCGTTGGGGTCGATGTGCCAGTCCCGGACCCGCTGCTGCACCGCGAAGATCGGGCACTCGGTGATGCGGTTGTCCTGGGTGTGCAGCTCGTGGGCGATGGCGGCGAGGGCGCTGAGCTCAGGCATGCGCCACCTCCGGCTCGGCGATCCGGACCTGCATCTCCTCGTCGTCCGTCACCCGCGCGGCCAGGATCTGGATGCCGCGCTCGCGGCACGCCCTCTCCACGGCCTTCCGGGTCTTCGTCGCGAGGTGCTCCAGGTCGTCCGCGAACACGAACTGCACCCGCGCCTTCTGCGCCGTGCTCGCGTCGATCGCGACCTGGACGCGGCGCGCGGTGTTCGCCCGGTGCGCCGGTACGCCGTCGATGTGGAGCCGGCCGTCCTGGATGCTCACGCCCTCGATCGGCAGCTCGGCGGCCTTGGCGGCCTTCAGGGCGTCGAGGCGGGCCATGGCCTTGGTCAGGGCGTGGGAGCGATCGTGCGCGGCCCTGGCGACCTGCTCCTGGCGCTCGATCATGTTGCGCGTGTTCTGGATCGCAGAGGCCGCCTTCACGGCGGTCTCGTGCGCCTGGCGCACCTGGGCGAGCTCGGCGCTCACGGCGGCCTGGCGCTCCTGGAACTCGGCGCCGGCGGCCTTCGCGGCGGCCTCGGCACGGACGTCGCGCTCGGCGGTGATCGCGTGCTGGCGATCGTGCAGCTCGACGATCGCTTGCTCCTCGGCGAGGATCGCGTCCTGGATTCGTCTCAGTTCCGCGCGGAGCTCGTGGGACTTCGCGACCCGCGCCGTGAGCTTGTCGGAGACATCCTGGAAGTCGGCGTCAGACTCGGCCCTGGCCTCGTGCGCAGCCACCTTCTCGGCGGAGTCCCGAGCCTGCAGGATCCCCGCGAGCGTGGCCCGCAGCGCCTCGGCCCGCGCGCCCAGCTCGTCCGGATCCGCCGCGTCCTCCGGAATCGAGCGCTGCAGCTGCTCGGCCGTGGTGCGCGCGTCCTTCGCGGCCCGGTTCTCGCCGGTGCGCTCGTCGTAGAGCGCCTTGATCGCGCGATCAAGCACGGTCAGCGCATGGGCCGAGACGTCGATGGGCTTCGGCAGCCCGATCTCCTCGCCCAAGGCCTCGCGTATCTCGCCCTCGGTCACCGTCAGCGGCGCCGTCCGCAGGATGTACTCCGCAGCCTTCGCGTCGTCGGCCTCGAGGAACTCCGTCGGCGACAGCGCCGCGGCCGAGAGCGTCGCCTTCAGCCAGCTCGCGGCCTTGCCGATCGTGCCCTGCTCCGGGTGACCGGCGGTGAGCACGTTCTTCCCGTCGGCGGTCAGGCGCCGGCGGAACCAGGTCGAGTCGCTGAGCTCGAGGTAGATCTCGCCCTCGTCCGCGCCCTGGTTCAGCAGATCCTGGACGGGCCTGCCGCACAGCGCGGCCAGGCCGTCCACGACGCTGGACTTGCCGACGCCGTTCGTCCCCTCGAGGTACGTGATGTCCCCGAGCGGGACCTCCAGCGCGCCCTGCACGCCGCCTATGTTCGTCAGGCGTAGCAGGCGCACGGACAGCTTGCCGTTCGCGGTGGTCATGGCCTCAGCCCTCCAGGCCCAGCTCGCCCGACGCGGCGAGCAGCGACCGGTTCAGGTCACGGATGCAGGCGCGCACCTTGGCGCCGTCCTTCGCGTTCAGCGCGGCCTCGACGCTGGCCTCGGCCTCGGACGTCATCGCGTCGGCCGCCCGGGCCTTGTCACGCAGGTCCTGGAGCTGCTGCAGCTGGGAATCCGTCGGCGCGGATCCGTCGTCTTCGTCGGTGACCTCCTCGCCGTCGATGGGCTTGCCGCCCTTCTTCCTGGCCGGCGCCTTCTTCTTCGGGCTCAGCGCCTCGTTCAGCTCGTCGGTGCCCTCGGAGTGGTTGGACGGGCGGAAGATCTGCTCCACACTGGTCTCGCCGTCCTTGATGGCCGTCACCAGGCCGCGGAGCGTGATGAGCTGCTCCTCGCCGATGTCGTCGATGCCGCGCACCCCGAGTTGCTCGAAAACCTGGTCCTCGGTGATGCCGAGTTTCGTGAACCACTCGAGCGCCTTCTGTCGCTTCTGCGTGATCGTGCCGCCCTTGCCGAGCGAAGCCTTCCTGGCCTCGCCGTAGATCCGGCGGGTCAGCGCAGCCGGGATGACCTTGAACACGCAGTTGCGCAGGGCGATCGACACGGCGGCGTTCGACGTCACGCCGATCATGTCCTCGTTGTAGCGCACGCCCCTCTTGTCCGTGATCCGGCGCTTCACGCGCACGCGCACCGCCACGTTCTTCTCCAGATCGAAGCAGGTGCCCATCGCGGTGACCGTGGTGCGGTCCTCGGCGACGATGTCGGCGTCCACCCGGAGGTTGCCCCACGAGTAGGCCATGATCTCCGCGAGGCGCGCACTCGGTCCCTCGATCGTCTTCCCACTGCGCGGCAGCGCGTAGAACATCGAGCCAGCCGTCTCCTCGTCGAGCGTCGCGAGCGTGAGCGCCTCTTTCAGCGCCTTGTCCACGCTGCGCGGGTACTTCTTCGCCGTGGAGATCTGGACGTCGATCGCCGCGCGGTCCACCGCCTCGAGCGCGACGGAGCCCTCGATGGTCGCGAGCGTGCCGACCTCGACATCCACTCCGTCGTCCATTCCGAACCCGTTCCCGTTCCCGTTCATGCGACCATCGCCTCCTCGACCTCAGCGGTCTCTTCGTCCATGACGCCCCACGCCCAGGCCGGGATGGAGATGTCGCGGACTTCGTCGGGGTAGCCGGGCCACTCGCCACGATCGAGGCACTCGGCGTAGAGCTTGAGCAGCGCGTCGATCTGCTCGGCGGCAGCGTCTACGACGCCCTCGGTGATGCGGTAGACGGCCACGGCGTAGGGCGGCGTCTTCTCGACTGCGATGATTGAGAAGTGCCGTGCAGGCAGGTGGCGCGCCTTGGCGCCCCTGAGATAGAACGCGGCCTGGCGGTGGTAGCCGAAGTTGACGATCGCGCGCTCGAAGGCCCGGGGGCTCGCGTCCTTCGTCGTCTTCAGGTCCACGATCGCGCCACCGGCCAACTCGGGGCTGTGCCGATCCCAGCGCGCCTTGCATAGCACCCCGCTGGCCCGGTCGGTCCAGAGCATCGACAGCTCGACCTCGCCGGGCCCGGTGATCATCCCGTGCGCGGTCGAATGGGCGTGCACGTTGTCGCGGATCCGCAGGCACATGTCCCACTCCGCGGCCTTCAGGACGTTGGCCTCGCCGAACTCGTCGCAGAGCGCGGCCCACTCCTCCTTGCCGGCCTTCGTCCGTCGGTCCAGGCCAGCCGGGGAGCATGCGAAGCGCGCCTTGAAGTCGTCGGGCTCGAGCACGGCCGCGTGGATGGCCCTCCCGTGCCGCAGGGCGTCCGTGTCGGCCTGCGGCTCGTCCAGGTAGGCCCGCAGGTGCGCCGGGCTCCGGAGCAGCCGGGAGAGGCGGCTGTTCGATGCCGCCGGCCAGGTGTGATAGACGTCCATCGGCGTGTCGGGGTAGACTCCCGGGGCCAGGGCGTCCGCTTGCATCGTCTCGTTCGTCATCCGATCTTCCTCTTCGTGGTATCGACCCCTGGCCGAACAACGGGATGGCTCCCCGCGGCCGGGGGTCTTCTCGTTTGTCAGGTGCCGCGCTCTTCGTCGATCCGGGCCTGCTCGAGCCGCCCGTGCGCCTTGCACGTCCCCTCGCAGCGCCCGCAGAGCGGGGCCGGACTCGTCCGGTCCACCAGCGGGTCGATGGGACGGTCACAGAGCGAGCACGTCGCCTCACCGCCGCATGGATCGTCCGGGTGGTGCTCGCCGCCGAGGCCCCAGCCGCAGTCGGGGCAGGTGCCCTCGTCGATCAGCGCCGTGCGGTCGTCGTAGCGCTCCAGGTCGGCCAAGGCGGCGTCCATCTTCCGCCGCAGCGTCACGTCGCTGGCGTTGGTCCCGAATCTGCGCACGGCCGCGTCCAGCTTGGCCACCAGGTGGTCACGCGCCGTCTGGAGCCTGCCGGCCGATCCGGCGACGGCCGCGAAGGTTTTGCGGCAGGAGTCCTGGCGGTAGCGGACCTCGGCTTCCAGCTCGACGGCGTTCATGCCTGCCTCGCCCGGTCGATCTCGTGGAGGTCGATGCTACGTCCGGCCAGCTCGCGGATCGTGCGCTGCAAGCGCAGGCCGATCCGGCAGTAGCGCTCCAGGGCGTCGGCGTGCGCGAGGCTCCCGCGAATCGCGGCGCGGTCCTCGCGGCCGTCCAGGTCGGCCTCCATGTCGAGCAGGCGTAGCCCTTCGGCGACCAGCCGGTCCGTTGGCGCCTCGCTCAGCTCATGGAAATCGCGGGCGTCCTCCAGGGTCTCGATCAGCGGGTCGACGTCCACGTCACCCGCCGAGATCATGGTCGCGCGCTCGTCGTCGGTGTACTTGGCGAACTCGATCATCGTCGTTCTCCGGTAATAGTCAGCGGAACCCCCCGCCGAGACGCGGCGTCGGGCGCCACGAGTCCCGGGCGGGGGCCTCGTTCAGGATCTCGGCCTGGATCTGCCGGGCCGTCGGACCGGGCTCGGGCCGGGTCGAGCCGTCGGGGGCGTCTTCCACGGCCTCCGCGCACTCGATCTCGTCCAGCTCACAGCCGGGATAGCTCCAGTCCTCGTCGGCTTCGAAGACGACGATTCTCTCGGGGGAGGGGGCCACCAGTGAGGCGGTCATCGGCGGCTCCGGGTCCGACGTCGCGGCTGCGAGGCGACCATGACCTCGATCGTCTCCCGGTAGGTGTTGAGCCGGCCATTGATGCGCCCGACGCGGTAGGGGTACCCGCCGCCCTGCTGGCGCACGTGCTCGGGCACCTCGTCGTCGAGGATCGCCTGGAGGTCCTCGATCAGCTCCAGCGCTTCGGCCGGGGCGCGGCGTCCCAGGTCCATGCCGATGTCCAGCGCGTGCCGGCGGCTCATCCGACCCTCCGCAGCTGCTCGGCCCGCGCCCGCTCGCAGTCGACCATCACGCCGAGCCGGTCGCAGAGCGCCGCCCACGTCTCCGCGCTCGGCCGGCGCTGCCCCGCGGCCTCGGCCAGGGCATCGCGCCTCGCGTTGCCCCAGGTGGCCAGGACGGTCGCGAGGTTCGGGTCGCAGCGCTCCTCGTCGGTGAGCCAGGACCAGACCACGTCGGCGAGGGCCTGCGTCTTACGCATGCGCGCCGCGTGCTCCCATCGGTTGCTAGGCATGGATTTCCCTCCACTGAGGCGCGGCCTCACCCCGACGGGCGTGGCGGCGAGCGTGCGACGCGCGACCGCCGTTCCCCAAGACCACGAGCCCGCAGGTTGAGCAGCGGTATGAGTAGTCGGTGTGCTTCTGGTGACTCCGCACCCGCGGCTTTCCTCTGCGGCGAGCTGCGGCATGCCTCCGCTGGCAGCGGAGGTGCGCGTATCCGGCCGTCAGGACGCGGAGGTTGGCCGGGTCGTCGTGCTCACCGCAGATCCAGCAGAGGAGCCAGTCGGCGTGGCCCGACGATTCAAGGGCACGGGTGCGCTGATGGAGGAGGACGTGGTACGCGTCGCCCTGGCAGATCACGAGGTTGCCGGGCCGGTTGTCGTCCCGCTGGCCGTTCGCGTGATGCACGACGGCGCCTTCCGGCAGCGCCCTCCCGAGAGCACGCTCCGCGATGACTACGTGCTCCATCACGAAGCCGTGGTGTGCTCGCGTGTGCTCGGGCATGCGGATACGGACGTATCCGTCCCGGCCGACCTTGCGAGTGACGCCCGACCACTTCGGGTGGTGTGCGCCCCGGGCCTGGTGCCCGAGGATGAAGCGGGCGGGCTCGCCGCGGACGTACCCCATCTTCCGGTTCGTGTACGTGCGGACCGGGGTCGGTTGGCCGCATCCGCACTCGCAGAGCCCGGCCTGGACCTTCTTCACGCGCGCGGCGTGCTCGAAGCGGTTCGCGGCGGGCATGTCACACCACCTTCAGGCGAGCCCGGATCTCCTCGGCGCGCGCCATGATCTGAGCGATCGTGGAGTCCCGGAGGAGGCTCGACTCGTCCGTCTCGTCGATCATCGCGACCAGGCGGAGGGACTCCTTCTCGGACTTCGTGAGGGTCACAGACGCCCTCTCCGTGCGACTCTCCACGGGCGCCTCGACTTGCGACTGGGCTGCCATCCGGTGCATCCTGTTCCCTTGGTTTACCGCGTAACGGCGCGGTTTACGTCTTGCACACCGGACAATGTAAGGCCTTGCCTCCGGAAACGCAACTGCGAACGGCTGCGCGCCTGCAGGTAGATGACAGCCAGGTCGCTCGGTGGAAGGGAAAGCTCCGGCGAGGTCAGTCGGTGAAGCTCCACCCTCGGACGCGCATGCGAGTAGAGGTGGTTCTGCGCGAGCTGAACAAGGCGGATCCGGTCGCCAGAGCGAAGCACGAGGCGATCGAACTCGCGATCGCGAAGGTCGAAGCGGCGCTGGATGAGCTCAGGGCCTTACTTCCGTCCGGACCCGCCCGTCGGCGCAAACGGCCTTGATGCTGTCGGTCAGGTACCCTCCGGCGCTGTCGATGGACGTGTAGAGCTCCACCTCGATTCGCCGGCACTCGAGCTCGGTGGGGCTCGGTCCATCCACGCACCCACCGACGAGCAGTAGGGCCGACACCCCCAGGATGATGCGGCTCATCTCGCCCCCAAACGCAGGTTATGCAGGCGCATTATCTGCGAACACGATCAATGGATAGCACATCCAGAACCTGCTGGACAGCAGGATAGGTGACTGGGAGTGCTCAGTGCCGAAGGCGACCACGACTGCTAGCCGCCTTGCGCTCGGCCGCCTTCGCATGCATCTAATACGCGCAGCCCTCCCCCAGGGGCTCCCGCCAGCCAGGAGGCTCGTCATGAGCCGCTCCCTCCTTCTCCTGCTCGCAACGGCCGCGCTCGTCCTGGGCGCCCCGATCTCGGCCGAGGCCCAGGTCTGCCGGAAGGGCAAGCCGTGCGGGAACACGTGCATCGCCCGGAGCAAGACGTGCCGGGTGGGCGCTGGTACTGCGCGGGCCGCAGGCCAGCCCGCACCTACGCAGGCGCCAGCGGCCACCGCCGCTCCGGAGGGCGCGATGTACGTCGCCTCCTCCAGAGGGCGCGTCTACTACTGGGTCGGGTGCTCAGCCTGGCGGAGCCTGTCTCCGGCGAACCTGCGCTTCTTCAGCTCTCGAGCGGAGGCCGTGGCTGCCGGCTACCGACCATCCCTGAGCTCCCGGTGTGCAGGACCGGAGGAGCAAGCTACGACGGCTCCGGCGGCTGTTGGGGAGGCCGGAACGTCCCTCTCAGGCCCGATCGAGCCCGGCGCGGCGTGCACGGTCAGCTCCGTGGTGGACGGGGACACGCTCGACTGCGCGGACGGGCGCCGGATCCGGCTTCTGCTGATCGATGCTCCGGAGATGGGGCAGGGATCGTTCGGCGGGGTCGCGAAGGCCGCGCTCGAGCAGCTCGCACCGGCCGGCGAGACTCTGGCGGTCGAGAACGACGTCGAGCTCCAAGATCGCTACGGCCGAGTTCTCGCCCACCTGTACCGGGCGGACGGGGCCAGCGTCAACCAAGGCCTCCTGGAGGCCGGCGTTGCGATCGTCTCCGTCTACCCGCCGAACGTGAACCACGTCGAGGCGTACCGGGCGGCGCAGGAGACGGCCAGACAGGCGGGGCGCGGCCTATGGGCGGTGAAGGCGTTTGAGTGCACCCCGGCAGACTTCAGGGCTGGGCGGTGCGGATCGCCGAATCGATAGGGAGAGCTCAGATGTTCTTCGCATACGTTGATGAATCAGGTGATTCCGGATACGCGGGGACGGGGTTCTTCACCCTCGCGGTCGTGCTCGTCCGAGAGACCGATTGGCTGGCAGCCCTCGATCGGCTGGTCGATATGAGGCGATACCTCCGCACAACGTGGGGTGTGCCAGCTCGCGCGGAACTCAAGGCGAACTACCTGGTCCATCGGAAAGGGCCGTTCAAGCACCTACAGCACCTGGGGCCGAAGGAGCGGCTCGACATCTACCGCTTTGTCATGAGCGCGCAGCGCAAGCTCGGCTTCTTCACCACTTGGGCGATCTACATCGACAAGACGAAGATCTTGCGGCAGAACCGCGACCCCCGTGACTTCGCGTGGCAATTCATGATCGAACGTCTCGACAACTTCTCCCACCGGCAGGGCGAACTCCTGAAGCTCTTCCCCGACGCGGGTCACGGGTACTTCATCCGTCGCAAGGTCCGTCACATGCGGAGGTTCCATCGGGTGCCCTCGGCTTTCGGCCAGGAGCAGCTCGCGGCCAACTCAACCCGGGTTGTGGAAGACCCGTCGGACCGATCGTCCGACGAGTCCTTCTTCATCCAACTCGCGGATCTCAACGCCTACGCCGCGGTGAACCACATCAACCCCGGGCGGATCGGCCCCGACTTCTGGGACGAGTTGGGTGAGTGCCGTCTCGAGGATGTGAACCGCATTCGAGGCGGTCCCGTGGGGATCAAGGTGTTCCCCACCTAGTAAAAAAAACCGGAGTCCCCAGCACGGGCGGCCGGGGACTCCGGGGGGTGAGTCCTTGCCGCACCACGGGGCGCGGTTCAGACCCAAGTGGACTATATAGTGGCCACCCCGTTTGCCGCAAGGCTGGTGTTAGCGGACGGTGGGCCCATCCAGCCATCCCCACGCGGAGCGGCCGGCCCCATCCTTCGGGGTCGGCCGCTTTCTCATGCCCGGAGGGATCGATGGGGATGATCGACTGGTGGTACCCGTCAGCACTCGACTGCGTCATGAGCTCGCGAGAGCGTCAGCGAGCTTCCGCGTCCATCGAGCGAGCTGGTGCCCTCGAGCGTGGAGCTGGAGAGCCACTCGCCGTCGAAGCGCCAGGTGAGCCCGGCACCGGGCTCGGAGACGACGGAAACGTGCGGGAGGGATGCACGGCCGAGGACTCGCACCCGGATCCGGTCGTGCGGCCGGTAGTCGAGATCCGTGCTGAAGGCGACGCAGCCTGAGAGCTGGCCGGCCGGAGTGGTGGTGATCGCCAGCTCGACGATGGTGCTGTCCGCCAGGAGGCCTGACCAGGAGCCAGTGAGCTGATCGACGCCAGGCCCGGTGAGGTCCTGGCCACAGGCGACGAGCAGAACGGCAACGAGGACTACGGCGAGTCTGTTCATGGCCGGAAGCGTGGCGGACTCGGGGAGCCGCCTGCAGTTGAGGTGGGTGCCGTCTTCTTCACACGTCGGCAGCTCATCGGACGGCGATCGCGAAGGACAGTCCGTTCGCGGCGAGCGAGCACTCCTTCTGGTCGAAGGCGCCGCACGCTGCGCCCACGGCCGCGAGGCCCATGACGACCTTCTGCTCGAGCTCGGCGCGCGCGGCTCGCTTCTCGGCCACGCCCAGGCGGATCGCGTAGAGATTGCGCTCGGCCTCGACCGCCTCGGCCCGGGCCCGCTCGGCCTCTGCGGCCCTGGACGCCGCAGCCGTCGCGGCGTCGGCCCGGGCGAGCGACCGGGTGAGCACACCGACGCGGACCCGGAGCGCCTCGTTCTCGCGCTCGAGGGCAGCAATCGACGCGAGCCGCGTGTCCCGCAGCACGTCCACGTCCGCCGTGGGAAGCCCCAGGGAGTCCAGCACCACGCGCACCCGGGCCTCGGCGTCCTCGGCAGCCTGAGCGGCAGCGGCAAGCTCTGCCCGTGCCTGGCGCGTCACCTGCTCCTCCCGGATCCGGGCCTCGTGCAGGCTGTCGGCCATCATGTTGCGCTCGGCCACGGCCATCGCGGCCCGGGCGCGCTGCATGTCGGCTTCGATCTCTGCGCGGACGGCGATCTGCCGCAGGCTGTCGGCCTGGGCGCGCAGCGCCTCGTCGGCGGGATCGGCGGTCCGGACGAAGAGGGTGGCGGCGAGCAGCGCCAGCGCGCCGACCCATGCCCACGCAACGCGGCTCATGCTCCCCACCAGTCCCGCGTCCGCGGGAGGACCGTGAGGTACGGCGGCTGGTGCTCGCGAGTGAACCAGAGGATGTCGTCGGGCCGCACGGCGTCATCATCGTCGAGCCCGAAGGTGTAGCGGGTGTTCCGGTAGATCACCTCCGCCACGGCGCACGAGCAGACCCGCCCGCTCCAGTTGGCGCCCGGGAGCAGCCGCACGAACACGCCGACGCGCGGGTGCCAGAGCCCGAGGGAGAGCCAGCGCACGACGTAGCAGGCCAGCCAGTCCGCGAAGTAGGCAGCGAGCCGCAGGAACCCGTAGCGCACGCCCTGGCGCTCCCACTCGCGCCAGGTCCCGAGCATCGCCTCCACCTCGGAGTCCGTGAGGTTCAGGGGCCGCGCGACCTCCACCTCATCGGCCCACTTCCCGATCCGGCCGATCTCGGTGCCCCGCTCGTTGGAATCCGCGACGATGCAGTCCTCGAGGCGCTCGTGGGGCTCGACGATCATCGCGCAGTGGATCGGGCCGACCTCGCCGTTGCGCGTGCCGATCTTCCGGATCAGCGGGATCACGATCGAGAAGCCGAGCGAGAGCGGCGGCCACCACCGGAAGGGGGTCGGGTCGGTCCAGATCAGGACGATGTCGCCGGCGCGGTATCTCACAGGACGATCCTCCCAAGGAGTTGGCGCACGTCGGCGGGCGAGAAGATGGGGTTGGTGAGGCTCGGGCCTTCCGGGTCGGGCTTGCGCCCCCGAGGCCACGCTTCGGTGCGGTGGCCGACGATCCGCCAGGTGTCCGTGACCAGCCAGCCTTCGGCGTCGAAGCACCGGCGGGCGAGCCAGGCGATCGTGGCGAGCTGGAGCGGGGTGACGTCGTGCGTCTCGTTCGTGGCCGCAGCGATGCCGTAGAACGCGCTGTTGGCGTCCCGGTACGCGAGCGGGGGGCCGGACGGCCGACAGACCCCAGCATGCCAGGCCCGCTTTCCGTGTGGCGCAATCGTGACGTATCCCCCGTCATCGAGCACGAGCCAGTTGTACGAGACCCTGCAGTCGGGGTGCGCGAACCACGCTAGGGCGCCCGCGTCGGTGCTGCTCGCGTCATAGTGGATCATCACCCCGACCCGCGCCTCCCGGAGCTCGTTGTACCTCCCGTTCGGGATCTCGCGCACGAGCGACGGGGCCCACTGGAGCGTGGCGATCATGCGCCGCTCTCGTCGTCGTGGAAGCGGTCGTCGCCCAGAGATGGGACCGGGGGAGCGTCGGTGCCGAACTGCATCCGGCGCGTCCGACCCCACTCGTCGAGCGCGTTCTTCCCCATGCCCGTGCCGAGATAGATCCCCGCGATCGTGAAGAACCCGGCGACCCACTCCCCGCCTACGGTGAGCGCAGGCACGTAGGAGAGCACGCACAGGGCTGCGCCGATCAGCATCCACCGTGAAGCCAGCCAGCGGTTCATGCGTTCCGCTCCTCGAGCCGGTCGACCCGCTTCCGCACGTCGTCCAGGTTGCGCCCGAGCCCGCTCAGGTCCCGGGCGTGCTCCCCCAGCTGCTTGCCGTGCTCCTGGCGGATCTCGTTCACGGTGGCGTCGATGCGGTCCAGCTTCTTGGCGATTAGGTCGAGCGGCTTCGTGACCGACGTCGCCCACATCTCCCGGTCGGCGTTCCGGGCCTGCTCGAGCAGGTTGAGCCGGTTGGTGTTGGACTCGGCCATCTCCTCGGTGCGCGTCGCCTGGTCCTCCACGTCCCCCACCCGAGCGCCGAGACCGTCGAGGTCCTTCCTGGCTTCGGCCCTGTCGCGCACGGCATCCTCCTTGGTCTGGAAGACCCGCTGGAGCCGGAGCTGCACGTAGGCCAGCAGGAGCACCCCGACGGTGCCCCCGAAGACCGCCCCGATTCCGAGCATTTCCTGCAGGTCCATGGCGCTCCTCACGAGGTCTTGGGTCCGAGGTACTCGGCCGCGAGATAGTTGCGGGGCTGGGCGAGGTTGAGCGTGAGGTCGCCGCCGGAGGTCTGGTAGACCGCGAGCTTGACGTAGTCGCCCGCATCGAACTCGGCCTCGCCGATCAGCGAATGGCACGTCTCTTCGCCGGTCACGGCTCCGACCACGCTCTCTGCGATCACGGCCGCGGCGTTGTCCACGATCTGCGCCCGGCGGTAGCCCGTGGCGTTGTCCGGCCAGCACACGCCCGCGCTCACCCGGTAGCGGCCGGGGAAGCGGAACGTGATGAGCTCGGGGTTCGTGGTGTTGTCGTGCATCGACGCGGTGTCGTACTCCTCCGCGTCCCACTCCACGTCCGCCCAGGTCGCCGTGGCGATCGTCTGGCTTCCCGCGTCGTCCGTCTTGCAGATCGGCTTCGACGGGCTCGGCACGATCTCCGAGTTCGTGATGCTGGCCCAGGTGCCCTGGATGCCGTTGTACGACGTGCCCGCGATCGCGTTGGTGTTCGTCGCGCCCTCGATCGAGTTGTCCTTCACGACGTGGCCGTCGCCGCGCTTGATCCAGATGCCGTACTCCATGAGCGCGCTTCCGCCCCTGCGGTCCACGATCTGGTTGTGGTGGACGTGGATCCGCTTGCCTTCGGCGAACGAGTCACCACCGACCACGACCCCGACGATCTCGCTCGAGCTCGGAGAGTACGTGCCGACCACCGCCTCGCCCGTGTCCTCGATCCGGTTGCCGCTGATCTCGCCATCCTGCACGCCGATCATCCCGGCCCCGAAGAACTCCGAGTCCAGGATGTGGTTGTCCTTGAACGCGATGTTGTAGCCGGGCTGGCGGCCGGTCGCGCCACCGAACTCCGCCCACAGCCCGCGGATCGCGCGCACGATCGTGCAGCCCTGCACCAGCGCGTCGCGCGTCGTGTACGTGGTGTCCGTCGAGTTCAGCGTGACCGCATGGCCGTCGGCACTCCCGTGCAGGGCGTCGTCGATGTCCTCGAAGTAGCCGTCGCGGACCAGGAGGTCGTAGCTGTCGGCCTTCGCGCGGGTGCCCGTGAAGCTGTCCACGCTCGGGTTGTGGAACTGGATCCCGTTGTTCCTGAAGTTCCGCATGACCGGCCGGATCACCCGGACGTGCTGGCACCCGTAGAGCTTCAGGCCCTCCTCGATGCCGTCGTAGGCCTCCATGTCCACGAACGTCAGGTAGCGCCCGCGGACGATGAAGAACGGGCTCACGGTGTTGCCCGCGGAGAAGGCGGCGCGGTTCATGTTGAACTTGCCGCCGAAGACGCGGAGCCCGTCCACCGTCTCGCCGTCCGTCACGGGGAACATATGCCCCACGGTGGTGGCCGCCTTCTTGATCGTCGCCCCGTAGAGCCAGAGCGTGACCGGCTTCGTGAGCACGACCTGGTCGATGACGTAGCTCGCGTCCGGGGGGAACAGGATC